TGTTGAAAGCCGCACTGGCGCTGCTGATCTGGGGCGGCGAAGTGCATGTCATCAGTACCCACGACGGCACCGAAAATGCCTTCAATGAACTGATCAACGACATTCGCGCAGGCAAGCGCAAGGGCGCTTTGTTCCGCTGCCCATTCCGCGAAGCGGTGGCCGATGGGCTTTATCAGCGTGTTTGTCTGCGCAAGGGCATCGAGTACAAGCCAGAAGAGGAAGCTGCCTGGGTCCAGGACGTCTACGACTTCTATGGCGATGCCTCGGAAGAAGAACTGGACTGCGTACCGTCCCAGGGTGGTGGCGCTTTCCTAAGCCTGGCCCTGGTCGAACAGCGAAGCAATCGCGCCGTGCCGGTGTTGCGCCTGGCCTATCCGCAGGGTTACGAAACCATGCCCGAACACTTACGCCTGGCTGACTCCCTGGAATGGTGCGAGGAACATCTCAAGCCGCTGCTGGCGGCGATCCCGTTGGACGTTCAAAGTTACTACGGCATGGACTTCGGCCGGAGTGGCGACTTGTCTGTGATTTGGCCTCTGGTCAAGGAGCAGAACCTGCGCAAACGCACACCGTTCGTGGTCGAGCTGCGCAATGTGCCGTTCAAGCAGCAACTACAAATCAAGTTCTACATCCTTCGTCGTTTGCCCAACTTCCTCAAAGGCGCCGACGACGCCAGGGGCAACGGCTCCCAACTATCCGAAGACACGGCCATTGAGTTTGGTTTCAACCGTGTTGAACGGGTGATGCTCACTGAGGGTTGGTATCGCGACAACATGCCGCCCTTCAAAGCAGCCCTGGAAGACGACACCTTTTACGACATACCAGCCGACAAAGACGTGGTCAGCGACGTGCGCGCTTTTCGCATGGTCAAGGGCGTGGCACGCATCCCGGAAAAACGTACCAACGAGAAGGGCGAAAAGTCCGGCCCCAAGCGCCACGGCGATGCGGGTATAGCGGCCGTGCTGGCGGACTACGCGTCCCGGCAAGAAATCGAGATCTTTGAATATCACCGAGTCCAACCCGCAGCGCAGCAAGATCGCGAGATCAAGCTCGGTGGCGGCTGGCGAACTCAGAAAGGCATTTGGTAATGGCTGATTCACGCATCGTCGACCAGTACGGCCGACCCATCCAGTACGACAAACTCACCGAAGAACTGGCCGGCGCCCGCACCACCGGCATTCGCCAGGTTTGGCACCAGTCGGTGGCCAGCGGCTTAACACCTGGTCGTCTTGCCAACATTTTGCAAGCCGCCTCCGAAGGCTCGGCCCATGACTACCTAACCCTGGCCGAGGAGATGGAGGAGCGCGACCTGCATTACGCCTCGGTCCTGGGCACTCGCAAGCTGGCCGTGTCCGGCCTGACCATACGGGTCGAGGCCGCCAGCGACGATGTGGAGGACATCCGCCGGGCCGATGCATTGAAAGAAATTGTCGATTCGCCCGAGTTCGGCGAGCTGCAAGCTGACCTGACCGATGCAATGGGCAAAGGCTATGCCGTGTCGGAAATCATGTGGGACCGCAGCGGTAAGACCTGGAATCCGTCTCGCTTTGAACCCCGCGACCAGCGCTTCTTTCAGTTCGACCGTGACACCGGCCGGGAACTGCGCTTGCTCGATGAGGCCGACCCCGTCGATGGCGTGGCGTTGGCACCCTACAAGTTCATCGTCCACCTGCCGCGCATCCGTTCAGGCTTGCCGATCCGGGGCGGCCTGGCGCGTCTCGCGGCTGTTGGTTACATGTGCAAGGCCTGGACCTGGAAAGACTGGATGGGCTTTGCCGATATTTTTGGCATGCCCATGCGTGTCGGGCGCTATGGGCCAGGCGCGAGCAAAGAAGACATTGCGACACTCATGTCGGCGGTGGCCAACCTCGGCAGCGATGCCGCCGCCGTCATCCCTGAAAGCATGCGTATTGACTTCACCCAGGCTGCCAACGTCGCGGGCGCGGGCGACTTCTTCAAAGGCCTGGCTGAGTGGTGGGACAAGCAGGTCAGTAAGGCTGTCGTCGGGCAAACGATGTCTACCGACGACGGTTCCAGCCAGGCCCAGGCCAAAGTCCACAACGAGGTGCGCCTCGATCTGCTGCAAGCCGACGCGAAGGCCGAATCCAATACGCTGCAACGGTATTTTGTCCGCCCCTGGTGCGACCTGAACTTCGCACCTGGTCGACCTTACCCGCGACTGATCCTGGACGTCCCACAACCCGAAGACGCCAAGATCCTGATCCAGGCGTTAAAGGAACTGGTGCCGTTGGGGTTGAAGGTCGAGCAATCGGTTATTCGTGACAAGCTCAACATCCCCGAACCGGCAGCCGGTGCCGAGCTGCTGGGCGTGCCAGCACCAGTCGCACCGCCAACCTTGGCGCAAGCTACCAACCGCGAGCAGATACCTGCCAAGCCAGCGGCTATACCGGACATCATTGATAACCAGGTGCGAACGCTTGAACGGGCCGTGGCAGGCCCACTGGATGACATGGTCGAGCAGATCAAGGAACTGCTCGACACAGTCAATAGCCTGGAGGAGTTTCGGGATCGATCGATTGAAACCTATCCGATGATGAGTACCGCCCAGTTGGCAGATGCGATTGCCGACGGGCTGGCGGCTGCCAGCTTGGCTGGACGGAATGACATTTTAAGGGGGCTGTAAATATTCAGGGGGCTAGTTGAGTGTTGGTCAGGCTGCAACCAAGAAAAACTTTGCAGTGATTGCAATACACAATTTCATACGGACCATTTACACCATGAAGATAATCGTCAATGGCGACTTTGATATCCGGCTCTTCATTTTTGCAATGTGGGCATTTTGGATAAAACCCAAGATTGCTGAATTTCATTGGCGGTTCGTATTCCATGAACATTTTTCCTTTTGATTGATGCACCGGCAAATGCTGGCGCACACCATGGGTATAGCACATGGCTATTTCTTACGGCTCGCTCCCGTTCAACGAGCAACTCAGCTATTTCCGCGACAAGATAAATCTGCCAACCCGCTCCTGGACGGATATCTATACCGTTGAACATGACTACGCCTTCGTTGTGGCCGGAGCAATTAAACGCGACCTACTAGTCGACCTGCGTGCAGCCGTTGAGAAATCTATCGCCAAAGGCACCACGCTGGAGCAGTTCCGAAAGGACTTCGACCAGGTTATCGGCAAACATGGCTGGCAGTACCAGGGCGAACGCGGTTGGCGCACTAATGTCATCTGGGAAACCAACCTTCGCCAGTCTTACAACGCCGGACGCGAAGCGCAGATGGCTGACCCAGAGTTGCGCAAGCGACGTCCCTACGGACTATACCGCCATGGCGACAGCGCTCACCCTCGGCCGCAACACCTGGCCTGGAACGGCACCACATTACCGCTTGATGATCCGTGGTGGGCCACACATTCCCCGCAGAACGGTTGGGGCTGCAAGTGCAAGAAATTCATGCTCTCGGCCAGGGACGTCGAACGTCAGGGACTGAAGGTCGGCCCGGCACCGGCTATCGAATGGGAAGATCGGACCGTCGGCAAGAACAGCCCCAACGGGGCGCGCGCAGTACGGGTGCCCAAAGGCATTGACCCCGGCTTCGAACACGCACCTGGTCAATCACGCCTGGACGCGGGCGTGCCTCCGTTACGCGCCTATGACCCACTACCTCAACCAACACTCGGTGCCAAATACAGTGCCACATCGGCCGGACTTCCAAACCGTTCGCGCCGAGATGCGATGCCGTCCCCACGACCAGCATCAGCAGCTCGAATATTGCTCAAAGGTCTGAATGATCAACAGCACCTGGAGCGCTTCCTAGGCGAATTTGGCGCGACCGAAATGGCCCCAGCAGTATTCAAGGACGTTACCGGCGATACCGTGGTGATTGGTCGAGGGCTCTTCAGCAATACCCCCGCCGGGCCATTGCTAATCCAGCGCTCTGGCGTTGCACGGGAACTGCTCTTACTAGCCGACGCCTTGAAGTCCCCCGATGAAATATGGGTGCGCATGGAATGGCTAGAGAACCAAAGTAAGGCTGTGGTTCGGCGGCGCTACCTTCGTCGCTTCAAGATTGATGGGCAAGCGACACCGGCTTTGGCTGTGTTCGAAATCGGTGATGATGGATGGGCCGGGGTCAGCTCTTTCGAGCCGGACGCAAACAATGGGGAGTACCTGACGGCTTTGCGTCAAGGCATTCGCCTTTATCGCCGCGCTGAATAGGAGGTTCCCATGGCAGGCGCAATGCTCGACGTAGTCCTTGATCAAAGTTTGGTAGGCAAAGTCCTGGAAGAACTGGTGGAGCGCCTGGACGATCTATCCAGGCCCCTCAACGACATCGCTGAATATCTGCACCAATCCACCGATGACCGTTTCAGCAAGCAAGTCGCACCGGATGGCTCGCCCTGGGCGCCGCTGGCGCCGTCAACGCTGGCACGAAAGAAAGGCGGGCGTATTCTGCGCGAGAAAGGCACCCTCCAGGACACGCTACGTCATAGTGTCAGTAATAACGAGCTGGCGTTCGGCTCTGACCGTCCCTACGGCGCCATCCACCAGTTTGGAGGCAAGATCGAGCACGCGGCCAGATCGCAACAGGTTTACTTCCGTCGAGGTAAGGATGGTTCAGTTAGCAACCGTTTTGTAAAGAAGAACATGTCTAATTTTGCGCAGTGGGTGACACGTGGTGCGCTCTTGGCAAACATGCCTGAACGACCCTATCTTGGGCTGTCTACTGAGGATGATAGCGAGATCATTTTGATCGTTCAGAGTTACCTATCAGAGCCGGTGGGAACCTGAGAACGTAAGACTTCATGTGGGATGCGCTAAGGCGGATCCAGTCCGTTGATGCAGATAATGCTACGAAGGGGGGTTAGACCTGCGTTAGATTGGCGCAATGACAGCACTATGCATGCTGCCAATGCCAGCCATCACAAAAAAACGCACGGAGCCCCCGAATATGGAAAAACGATATCAGGTATTTGTCAGCTCAACCTTCCTAGATCTCCAAGAAGAAAGACAGGAAGTGATGCAAGCCCTTCTTGAGTTGGATTGCATGCCTTCAGGTATGGAACTATTTCCCGCGACAAACGATGATCAATGGAGTTTGATCAAGCAAGTTATCGATGATAGTGATTACTATATTGTCGTTCTCGCTGGCAGATATGGTTCTATTAGTCCGTCAGGCCTAAGTTACACGGAAATGGAATACCGTTATGCGCTTGAAACAGGAAAGCCAATCATCGGCTTTGTTCATGGCTCAGTGGAGGAGATACCTGCAAAATACAGTGAGTCAAATTCGGAAGGGAAAGAAAAGCTATTGGCGTTTAGAGAGCTGGTACAAAAAAAACTATGCAAATTTTGGAATGGTCCCGCTGACTTAGGGAGCCAGGTTAGCCGAAGCTTAATGAAACTTATCAAAACCAATCCGGCGGTAGGTTGGGTAAGAGCTAACTTAGTTCCAAACGAAAGCGCCGCGCAAGAAATGCTCGCTCTTCGCCGGAGAATTGAGGAGCTTGAGCAAGAGATTGCGTCTACAGGTACAACGGAACCACAGGGAGCGGCTAATCTAGCAAAAGGAGATGATGAATTTTTACTTGAATATAGCTTCACCGCCGGAGCCACAACATGGGACAAAACCCATTACGATGCGTCTTCAAATATCAGTTGGAATGAAATTTTTTCGGCGATTTCTCCAATAATGATTAATGAGGCGTCTGATGCTGAGTTAAAAGTGGCGCTAAACCAAGTCGCCATGGAGTGTGCAAAAGAGGATCATGAAAACGATCCTGCGTTTAATGGTAAGGATCTTGATGATTTTGAGATTTTTGAGGACGACTTCCATACAGTAAAAATCCAGCTTCGAGCACTCGGCCTAATAACGCAGAGTATTAGGAATAGGCGCGCACAAGACTCTGTGACATATTGGACATTGACTCCCTACGGAGACAACTTAATGACCACGTTAAGAGCGATTGAAAAGCCTTCCGCAAATCAAGAGCCAGAGACGGCTATATAACCGCTAAGCTTAAACCGCGCTGATACTCAACCATGCCGCCAGCTTTCACACACTGGCGGCATGAATACACAACTCGCCCTCAACACCGACCTATCCGCCGCCGTCTCTGACGGCCAGGCGCCTGAATGGGTCGAGCTAATCCCCCAAGGCCCAAAGGTCACCGGTCGCGACGGTCGGCAATGGCTGTTCGATGAGCAGGCCGGAATGCTGGTGCAATCCAGCTTCACCGGTCGCGCTATCGACCTGCCCATTGATTGGGAGCACGCCACTCAGCATCGCGCAACCAAGGGCGAAGACGCCCCGGCCGCTGGCTGGATCAAGCAATTGGAAATCCGGGACGGCGGCCTGTGGGGTCTTGTCGCCTGGACGCCACGCGGTGCCACTCAGGTCGTCAACCGCGAGTACCGCTTCCTTTCTCCTGTCTTCGACTACGAATCCGACTCCACGCGCATCGTGCGTCTGGTCAGCGCAGGACTGACCAACAAACCCAACTTCCTGCTGACAGCCCTCAACCAAGAAACCCTGGAGAACTCGCCTGTGAAGCTTTCACCTGCGCTTTTGGCTGCGCTCGGCTTGCCCGAAACCGCCACCGAAGAACAGGCCATCGCGGCCACCACGCAACTCAAGACCACCGCCCAGGCAATGAACGTCGAGCGGCCCAACCTGGAGCAATTCGTCCCTCGGGCGGATTACAACGCTTTGGAGAGCCGCGCCATTAACGCCGAACAAGCCCTGGCCACGCAGAAGAAAGCCGACCATGAAAAGGCTGTCGACGCGCTGATCACTGCTGCCACCCAGGCCGGGAAGATCACCCCGGCCACCGTTGAATACCACCGTGCCGCCTGCCAGGACGAAACCGGCCTGGCCCGCTTCAAGACCTTTGTCGAAGCGGCGCCAGTAGTGGCCGCTGCCAGCAACTTGAGTGAACGCAAACCTGATAACACCGCTACGGCGCTGAATGCTGAAGAGCAAAAGGTCGCCTCGTTGCTGGGTATGAGCGAAGCCGAGTTCATCAAAGGCAAGGCGTAACCCGTCCCTCTATATAGGAAACACTCATGATCATTACCCCCAGCGCCTTGATGGCATTGTTTACCGCGTTCAAGGCAGAGTTTCAGAACGCCCAGGCGACAACCCCCACGGATTGGAAGCGCATCGCTACGCCTGTGCCGTCGTCTTCCGCCAGCAATACCTATGGCTGGCTGGGGCAGTTCCCGACCTTCCGCGAGTGGATCGGCGACCGTGTGCTCAAGAACATGGCGGCGCACGGCTACTCGATCACCAATAAAAAGTTCGAGTCGTCGGTAGGCGTTCCTCGTGACTCCATCGAGGACGATGAGATTGGCGTCTACAAGCCGCTGTTCGCCGAGATGGGCCGAGCCTCCAGCGCCCACCCCGACGAGCTGGTATTTGGTCTGCTGAAGGCCGGACTGACCACGCAGTGCTATGACGGCCAGAACTTCTTCGACGCCGATCACCCTGTCTACCCAGAAACCGACGGCACCGGCACGGCCGAATCGGTCAGCAACTACAAGGACGGCACAGGTCCAGCCTGGTATCTGCTCGACGTCAGCCGTGCAATCAAGCCGATTATCTTCCAGACCCGTCGCAACTATGCTCTCAAAGCCATGACCAGCATGGACGATGAACAGGTGTTCATGCGCGACGAGTACCGCTATGGCGTCGACGCCCGCGTCAATGTGGGTTTCGGCTTCTGGCAATTCGCCTACTGCTCGAAAGAGCCGCTGACCGCCGAGACCTACGGCGCCGCTCGTGCCGCCATGAAGGATTTTCAAGCTGACGGTGGCCGTCCGCTGGGCATCAACCCGGGGCTGCTGGTCGTTCCGTCCCAACTGGAAGGCATGGCCCGCAAGATCCTGGTCAAGGACGCCGACAACGGCAACGAATGGGCAGGCACCGCCGAAGTGCTGGCGCCGAGCTGGCTGGGATAAGGGGGCGCCATGACGATTGTTATCACCTCCAAGCGCGACGGTTTCCGTCGCTGTGGTATCGCCCACCCCAGCACGCCGACGAGCTACGCGGATGACTTCTTCACGGATGAACAGTGGGAGGCGCTGAGTAAAGAGCCGCAATTGATCCTCGCCTATGCGGCGGATGGATTCGACCAGGTGCAGGAGCAGGTCAATGAACCTTTGTCGCAAACCCCGTCATCGCAAGCGCCCGACGCCTTGGAAACAAGCCAGTCGCAAGCGTTTGAAGCAAACGCTGCACCTGTGGGTGATGCAGTGGTCGACACCGTCGCTCAAGTCCTGGGCGACGGCGAGCCAGGACCGGATGCTCAGGGACCTGGCCAGGTTCCGGTAGATGGCCAACCTGCGGACGATTCGCCTACAACCTCGGGTGCTGTTGAGGCGCCTGTTAAGCCCGAGAAAGCCCGGTCCAGCAAACCCAAGGCTGACGGCAAATGAATCTGACGCTGCCATCTGCTACCCAACTGCTGATCCGCTTTGGTGCCCGTGACATCTCTCAGGTCGCGGCACCGGATGACGGGCGGACCATTGAACCGGAGCTGTTGGTAGCGGCTGCGGAGGGTCAGCCGCTGGATGACTGGCCCCCCGAAGATATAGCCATCGCGGTTGCGACGTTGGCCAGGATCGCCGACGCCGTCACCAGGGCGCGCAGCGAAGTTTCGTTCTACCTGCGTTTCCGCCCGGCCGGAGAGGATGCGCCCCAGTGGGTGACTGACGACCTGGCCGAGATTGCCCGTTACCACCTGTACGACGATGCCGGCAAGGAAGAGTCGACGGTGCGTGTGCTCTACAAGGACGTTATCAAGCGCCTGGAAACCCTGGCTGCCGAGGACAAGGAGCGCGGCGCCGGTGACGGTGGCCAGTCCGGGCTACAACTCAGCAGCCAGCCCCGGCTTATGAGCCGTCGCACCTTGAGGGCGTTGTAATGCTGGGTGAGCTGGAAGACCTGATCGAGGCGCGACTCACAGAGCTGAAAGTCAAACTGCCCAAGCTGGCCGTTGAAAGCTATGGCGGTGAATTGAGCGACCCCGATCTGTTGTCCGGCTTGCTCAAGCGTTGCCCGGCCGTGTTGGTGATGGTGCCGAAAGTGACGTTCAAACGCTCCGCCCAAGGGCGCTATACCGTGCCGATTACGTTCCGCCTGGTCATTGCCACCCGTCACCCTCGCGGTGAGCGGGAGACCCGGCGCGGGACAACGTCGAGCGATATCGGCAGCTACGCCCTTTGGGAAGCCTGCATGCATCAACTGGTGGACTGGCAGCCGTGGGAAAACCGCGCCGCCATCCGGCCTACAGAACTATCCAACCTGGTCAACGGCAAGTTGTCGAGCGACCACCTGTCTGTCCTGGGGCAATCGTTCCTGATTGAGCTGGATTGGCAGAAACCGGCCGAGGCCTTGCCGGATCTGTTGGGCATCAACCTGGCGTACCACTCGCCCTCGGATAACCCCGAGCCGGTGGCCACCGACAACATCGAATTGAGGGACGTGTAATGCACGTAATTGCCGCGCCTGGTCACCGGGTGCCCATGGAAAAAGACCCACACCAACATATCGAGGCGGCACCCGCTGACTCGGTCGAGGTGCCGGATACCTCTTACTACCGTCGTCGAATTGCGACGGGCGAACTGCTGATTGGCAAGAGGTCGCGCAGCAGTGCCAAACAACCCGCACAGGAGCCCGTCGAATGACCATCGACTTTGAAACTATCCCGGCCTCGATCCGCAAGCCGGGTGCTTATTTCGAGTTCAATACCAGCCTTGCCGTGCGCACGCTGCCGACCAACAAGCAGAGCATTTGTCTGATTGTTCCGCTTGGCGCCGATGCGACAGCGGCGCCGCACGTGCCGATCCAGGTCTACAGCGCCACCGAGGCCGGAAAACTCTTCGGTCCCGTTGCGGAAGAGATGGTCGCCGCCGCGATTGACGCCTATCGCTACGTGGCTATCTCGGCCGTCGGCGTTGTGGTTGAAGGTGATGCCGAGCCGAGCATCGTCGCCGCACTGGACGCCACGGCGCTGGGTGGCTTCACGTTGCTGGTGCCTGCCTGGTTCAGCCAAATCGCGCTGACTGCGTTGCGCTCGCATATTCAGACCTACACCGACTCTATCGAGCAACAAAGCATCATCGGCGTGGCGGCGTTGACCAGCACGTTGTCAGCCGCCACCACGTTGGCCGCCTCGCTGAACTCGGGTGCGATCACCTTGGCCGTACTGCCGGGCACCACGTCGACAGCGCGTCAGGTGGCCGCCGCATACGCCGCCGTGATTGCTTCGGAGGAAGATCCGGCCCGCCCATTGAATACTCTGGTGCTGAAGGGTATCCAGGTGCCGACCATCACCCAGCGTCTTGGCCGCACCGAGCAAGAAACCGCGCTGGCCAACGGCGTCACACCCCTGGAAGTCGCGGCCGGTGATGTGATTCAAATCGTGCGCGCCGTAACGACTTACACCAAGTCCGCAGCCGGTGCGACGGATGTGTCGCTGCTCGATCTGACCACCATGCGCACCCTGTACTACGTGCGCAATGCGTGCCGCGAGCGTATCCGTCTGCGCTTCCCTCGCTCGAAACTCTCCAAGAAAACGCCCGACGCCGTGCGCGGTGAGCTGCTGGATGTGCTGCTCAAGCTGGAGGAGCTGGAGATCGTCGAAGAGGTCGAGGCCAACGCCGATGGCCTGGTAGTCGAACGCTCGCTCCAGGACGTGAATCGCCTCAACTCTTCCATTCCCACCGATGTCGTCAACGGCCTGCATGTGTTCGCCGGTCGCATCGACCTGCTCTTGTAAGAGGTAACACTAGATGGCTGATAACTATGTGGGACAAATCGTCATGGAGATCAACGGCACCGATTACGAAGTGCTCAGTGTTGAGCCGAGCCTCAAGACCGGGCGCAAGGTGGTCAAGACCATGAACCGCACCGGCCGCGCCACCGGCACGGCTAAAGGTATTGAAGAGCATGAGCTGAAAATCGCTGTTGCGATTCCCAAGTCCGGCGAGCCGGACTGGCGTGCCTTGATGGACGCCAAGATCACGATTTACCCGCAGGACGGCGGCAGCAAGCGCCAGACCTGGACCGGCTGCTCGTTGCTGGAGATGGGCAGCAAGTACCAGGTCGAAGGCGAAGCTACACGCGACCTGACCGTAGCCGCCTTGAACTACTACACGGAGTGACGCAATGACCGAACAATCAAACAAGCAATGGGACGGCTTGAGCATCACTGGCGAGTTGCACCATGGGGTTTACTACTCAGGTCTGCGCCACAAGCGCTTCACCCTGCGCATCGGCATGGCTGGCGATCTGGTCGCCGCGCAAGAACAACACCCCAATGGGCCGTTTCAGTTGGTCACCTTGGAGGTGTACCGCCGCCAGTTGCTGTCCCTGGGCGACATTCCACCTGAAGCGTTGACAGTGGAGCTGTTGCGCGAAGCGCTTTCCGAAACGGACCTTGGCGTCATCGCAGATGCCGATTTGGAGCTTGAAAAAAAGCTCGCGCCGCCGAGCGCGGCAACGCCGACTGGCGACGCATCGAGCACGCCTTCATCCGACACGGTTACCGACTAGACGAGTTACGCCGCATGACCCGCGCCGAGATCGACGCCCGCATCGACATCATCATCGGCAAACCAAAAACCACCCGCTATATCAGTAAGCGGCAGCGTAAACCTTTGCCAAAACCCAATGGAGGAAGCACCTGATGAGTTCCGATCTGCGCGTCGCGCTTCGTATCCAAGCTCACTCGGGTGACAGCCGACGCGAGATTGAACAGATTAATCGCGACCTTCGTAAGGCTGGCAGGGAAGGTGCCAGGTCACTTGCCGATGAGAGTTGGAAAGCCGGAACCGCCATCTCCAAGGTCGGCCAGGCGGGTGTCACCAGCTACAAGGTCATACGTAACGCCATGCGCGAAACGGCAAAGGCCGGTTCCGGCACCCGTATCGAAGTCACAAAGACATCGGTTGAGCTAAAAGAAATGGCCAAGGCTGCCCGCAAAGCGGCGCGGGATGCCAAGAGTGAATTGGCCAATGCAGACAGACAAGGCGTGCAGCCGCTTCGCCAGGGCGTGGAAAAAACCGAATCGTCTTTCCGTCGTATGGCGCAGAACAGTGGTCGCCATCTACGCACCCTGAAAACCATCGCCATGGGTGTGCGCCAGGAGTTCGACCGCATCAAGAGCCTGGGCAGTAGCGCCCAGGGACAGTTGGCTGGATTGGGCGTTGGGCTTGGCGTGGCTGCTAGTTTGAGTGGCAACGCTCGCCTCGACCGTCAATTGATTCGCACCAAACAGACCGCTGACATGACGCCTGCACAACGGGATGAATGGAAGGAGGAAGGCTTCAGAATCGCCAAGGCCTACGGTATTGGCCGGGAGGATGTAGACAGTGGTTTCAACACGCTGATCGCCTCGGGAGTGTCATATGACCCCGCCAAAAAGACTGCCGACGCGATTGGTCAGTCCACGGCTGTGACGGGCGCAGACTCGGCGGTGCTCGGCAAAGCCGTGGTGGCCGGGGCAAGTGCATTCAACATCGACTTGAGCAAAGAGAATGCTGCCCTGGACTTGCTCCAGAAAATGACCGTAGCGGGGCGCTTGGGTAACGCCGAGCTGGAAAACCTCGCTGACCTGTTCCCCAAGATTGGCGGCGCCGCATCGGCCGCGGGCATGTCGTTGGCTCAGGCGCTAGCGTTCACCGAAACCCTCTCTACCGTTGAGATGCAACCTGATCGCTTGGGCACTCTGGCCGAGTCCACCTTGCGGGTGTTCAGTACCAAGCAGTACCGAGACCAGGTGCAGAAAACCAGCGGCGTGACGTTCTTCAACAAGGACGGTAGCTCGCGCAATCCCCAGGATGTATTCGGTGACCTGAAGCGTAAATACGACAAGATGAACACCGACGAGCAGCGCGCCAAGTTCATTGGTGTGGTGTTCAAGGGCATGGACCAGGACACCGTGCGCGGCATGCGCATCATGTTGAGTGGTAACCGCCTCAATACGTTTGCCGACCAGTCCAAGGAAATCGCTGGAGCTGGGGCGGTGATTGGCCGGGATTTGGAAGAAAACACCCAAAGCGCCAGCGGCACCGCTGCTCGGATGAAGGCCACCCTTGGGCAAGCCATCGACCGCATGGCAACGCCATTGAACAAAGGCTTTGCCGACCTCGGCACCTACCTGCTCGATGACTTGAACCTGTCCGGCGAACAGATGCTGGCTGGCGGTGCCGCGCTGGGTGTCGGCGGTTATTACGCCGGGCGCGGTGCCAAAGCGGGCGCTGGTGCGCTGATCAATAAGTTCATGGGTGGCCCTGAGACCATCAAAAACATTGCCGTGGGCAAAGTCCTGGAAGAGGCGACGGGGGTCACGTCGGTGTTTGTCACCAACTGGCCCAGCGGCGGCATGGGGCTAGGTGCTACCGGTGCGCCAGACCTTCCCGGTGCGTCGTCTTCCAGTAAGGGGAAGCCAGGCGGTTTTATCGCGCCATGGATGGCGCCGATTGCGCTGGCAGCCCGCGCCACGCAGCGCAGCGGGTCCCCCGGTGCGGATACCGACGC